CTACGGGCCAGGGGCTTTCGATCGCCCGACAGTGGCGACGCGCTGTGCAACACGTTCGTGCCGAGCGGCATGGCGTTGCAATTGGGGCTTGGCAACCTGCTGAACACCCGCGTGCCGGTGCGCGGTGCAATGCGGAGTATGGAGTGACACCGCTCGGTGACGTGATGGCGAAGCTGTTGGAGAAGATCGATGAGCGACGACACCGCCGGGCTCGGCATCGCGAGTCTAAATCTGCAATTCCAGCGGTTTTGCCAAACCCAACCAAACGAGGGCGGCCGATTGAGCCGGGCCAAGACGGCGTTCGGCGAAGCGATGTACTGGCTAAGGATCAACGACGACGTGCACCGCGAGAGGATCGCGGGGGATGAGCGATCGGGGCAGAAGATCAAGGAGCTGACCAATGGATGAGTTGCTGTCGTGCCTTGACCGCGCGATGCCCGGCGAGCCCACATTTTCGTTGCTGGCGCGTGATCCGAGCTTCGCACACCACGTTCGGGCGTGGGCGGATGAGCGGGAACGCGCGATCAATGCCGGCGATCGGCCGGACGATGACCGGCTACAGGTGCGAGAGGCGCGGGAAATCGCCGATCGCGGCGAAAAGTGGCGGCGCGAGCATCTGTATGAATGGCGCCGGCCATGACCCTTATGACAGACCGGAACGCCGCGTGGCGCGAGTATCAGAAGCGATTGGGCAACCTGACCGAACGTGAGGAGGCGCAGATCGAACGTGCCTTCATGTCCGGCTGGCTGGCGCGCGGCGCCGCCGCGCCACAACCGAAGCGTGAGGTTGAACAATGAGCGGCATGCTCGGACCACCTGGTGGGGCGCCAGGTCTGTTGTCGTCGGGTGGTCCGCCGGATATCGGGGGCAACGCGTTCGTCACGCCGGCCCGCATGAGCATTTCCACCATGCTTGACCTGTCGCGTCCGCCGGATGACCGCATGTTTGCGGCGATGCAGGCCGCGATGCCCGAGCTGCCGCTGGAATTGCAGCGATACGCGGCCGGCTTGCAGCCGATGATCCCGCCATCGGGCACGCCGTGGCAGGAAGAAATCATCTTTGACCGCATCGCGCGCGATGACAGGTCTATACAAACGCAGATGCAGCTCTATTTCAACGCGGCACAGAACTATGACCGCCAATTGAGCCTGGAACGCATCACCGCGTCGGAATACTACGCGGCAAAGCCGATGGGCGATGAGGAACCGGGCCGCTCGCGGCTGGTTTTGTCGACTGTGCGCGATACCGTGCGCGCCACGCTGCCAAGTTTGCTCCGAATCTTCATGGGCGTCGAAAATCCGGTGGAATTCGTGCCTCTAATTGCCGAAAACGAACAACTAGGGCTGCTGCATGCCGATTTGGGCCGAAAATGCACCCAATATGCGAGCTGGGCACTTTTTACCGCCAATCCGGGGTGGATGATCCTGCACGATATCTTGCTGAACGGGCTCACGCGCAAAGTGGGCTGGGCAAAATGGCGTTGGGGCTCGCAACGTGCGGTGCGGCATGAGGAATGCAACAATCTGCTGCTGCCGCAACTGCAATTCCTGCTGCAAGAGACCGGCATCACCGCACGGCGCATCGCCCGGCGGCCGATGCTGCCGCATGAGGAGCGCGCGGTGGCGGCGACGCCGGAAGGGGCGATGTATCTACAGGCAGGCGGCCCGCCGATCCTCTACTCGGCGCAGATCACCCGGCACGCCGCACGTTCGTGGCCGGTTGTCGAATCAGTCATGCCTGAATGCGTCTGGGTGATGGCGGACGCTGATCAGCCGGCAACGGCGCGGGCGATCTTTCATGTGCGCGATATCGCGGCCGGCGAGCTGATCGCCGATGGGCTGCCGGCCGACAAGGTGCTGCGGCACGCACAAGGCAACATCAACATGCGCAACCGGCGCGAGGCGGTGGCGCGCGATTGGGTATCGGGGCGATCGATCCGCTCGGCGAACACGCCGGATGATCCGAGCATGCGGATCGTGCGCTACATCGAGGGCTGGTGTCAGATGGACACCGACGGCGACAATCAGGCCGAGCTCATTCACACGCACGCGGTTGGCAACACGGCCGAGCTGATCCGTTGGGACCGCTGCGATGAGGTGCCGCTGGCGGCGTTCGTGCCGTACCGCGAGCCCGGCCGCATCATCGGTTACAGCCAAGCCGATATGGTGATGGACCTGCAACGCACTGAAACGCGGGTTATGCGCGCGGTGCTCGATAGTCTTGGCCAGTCGATATTCCCGCGCACGGTGATCCAGCTCGGCGCGGTCAACATCGAGGACGCACGGCAGACCGCAATCGGCTCGCTGATCCGCGTCACGCAGCAAGGCGCCGTCGCCGAGCTGACTAAGCCCTTCACGGGTGCACAGGCGTTGCCCGTGCTGGAACAGCTCGAAGCGATCCGCGAGGGCCGCACCGGCATCACCCGCACCAGCCAGGGCTTGACCGCTGACTCGCTACAGTCGACCACGCCAACGGCCGTGAACGCGCAAACGTCCGCCTCGCAGGACCGCATCGACATGATCGCGCGGACCATGGCGGAAACCGGCATGGGGCCGCTGTATCAGGGCTTGGTGCGCATGCTGGCGCGGCAGCAGGACCGGCCGAATGTCTTGTCAATCCGTGGTGCCTGGGTGACCATCGATCCGCGTGCGCTGTCGATGCAGTGGAGCGTGCAAGTCAATGTCGGGCAGAGGGGGACACCCGCCGAGCGGTTGGCGATGCTGGCGACGATCGCCGGCAAGCAAGAGCAAATCCTGGCACCAGCGGTGCAGCAAGGCATGCTGGATACGCCCCTGGTCGGATTGCCGGAGTACCGCAACACGTTGGCGCGCATGGTAGAGACGGCAGGATTCAGTGATGTGGTCAGCTATTTCAAAGAGCTTCCACCAAATTATCAACCGCCGCCGCCGCCGCCGCCGCAACCGACGACGGATGAACTGTTGGCGCAAGTCGAGCAGCTCAAGGTGCAGCTTGAGGCGCAGGACGATGCGGCATCGCGTGCGTATGATCGCGACAAGATGGTACTTGACGATCAACGCTCACGACTTGAATCCGCGCTGACCGCCTGGACGGCGGTGTGGCAGACCGCCGCGACAACCGGCGCGCCCGTGCCGGCGATCGGCGAGTTTCAGGCCGCTGTGCGAGGCGACGTGCACGCATCCGCGCTCACGTGGCAAACACTCGCGGGCACGCAACCAGCTACGCCAGGGGCGCCGCCGCCCCCGGCCGCTACTCCTGCCACTGCCGCGCCGCCGCCACAGCTCGGGATACCGGCGCCGGCAATGGGCAGGGGTGGTCCACCGGCCCGGCCAATGGTGTTACCCGGCACTATGCCGGCCGGTGGGCCTGTACCGTCACTGCCGGCCGGGCTGCCGCCGAACGCGGCGCCGCCCGGTTCGTCGCTCGGCATCAGCCCGGCCGCCGCGATTGCGCTGCGCCAGCGCTTGATGGGCGGCGGGGCCGGCACGGCCGCCGGGCTATTGGCAACGCGCGGCGCGCTGCCGCCCGCGTCATGAGGCCGTTGGTGATCGGTGCGGTGCAGAAAGAGCAGATCGCCAAGCTGCGCGCGCTCGCCGCTGCGAACGCCATGGACCCCGTAGCGATGGATGCTGCCGCCAAGAAGGATATCAACGCCTACCGGGACATGATGGCGGACCTAAGCATCGAGCTGCCGGTTGGTTTTCTGGTCACCTACACGCACCAACTTCAGCAGATCGGCTCGATTCAGCACATCAGCATTTCCGTCGAGGCGCCGAACCGGACACCACATCCGGCGGCGGTGAACATGATTCTGGAAGCGTTCGGCATGAAGTCATTCGATCAGTCGCTCAAAGTGTGGATCGAGGATGTGACGCCCACCGAAAAGGCGATCAACGTTGTGCAGTGGTTGGTGTCATGAGCGGCGCAGCACCGAACATCACCGAGGCGCAGTTACGCGAGGAAGCGCCCAAGGCGCAGCGCTTGCTGGATGATGAGTATTTCATGACCATCGTGCGCGAAATGGAGCTGG